ACCAAATGATAAATTTCCCGACCCGTCAGTTTTTAAAAATTCATTGGCACTCCCATCAGCATTTGGTAGCTTAAATGCTACGTCATTTGCGTTTGGTTCTGTTGTAGGAGAGTTAAGTGAAACAACTTTACCGCCTGAGTGTTTGAGTGATATTTTGCTCATTTATCCAGCCTCCAATGCAGCGACTTTTGTTTCCAATGTCTCTATTCTAGCTTGTGCTTCTTGCAATGCCTTAATAGCTTTCATATATAAAACAGAAGTATTAACTGTTTTTATACCATCTTCTCTAGATGCTGTTACGAGTTTTGGTGATACTGTTTCTACTTCTTGTGCAATACAACCTATCTGGGTATGAGTATCATGTCCACTTGCTTTAGTGAAATTAAAATTTCTTATCTTAATATTTTTAATATCATTCCATTGAGACTTTGCATCTACAATATTTTCTTTAAGTGATTGATCTGAAATCTGACCATAGCTATTATTTGTATTAAATAAATTACCGTTTTGACCAACATACATTTGTAGAGTATTACTTTGATTTCTACAAGTTATATGCTCAACACCAAATCCTCCTGTGTTTTTTATCCCTAACATTGTGTCAGTACCAGCCCCGCCATTTATTCCGCATCCCGTTGAACTGGTTTCAATTTTTGTAATATTGTCATACCTAAGACCAACAGCACCATCTTTTACACAAGTTATGTAAGCATGTCCATTTGTTTTGTCTTGTAAATATAAAGCATCTGATCTAATACCTAAATATCCATTTGAGTTTTGAAGTAACGAGTTTGTTCCATCATCCTTAATTTCTAATCTTGTTGCTCCACCTGTATTTATATTGACAGTATCAGATGCAAAATTTATTCCTGTATTACTATCTGTTCCCTGTAAAGCTGGTGCGGAAGTTGATCCATCAACTCCAGAAATACCAGTAGTGCCGTTAATGTTTAAAGCCATAATTAAAGAATAACAAGGGTTGCACCAGATGGCACGGTTATTGTTTTATTATTAGCTATTGTAGGTGATACTGTAATCGCATTTTTTCCAGCATTTAATTGATAATCTTCTGTAACATCTTGACCTGTCTCAACAAAGACCTGATCTGTTCCTCCTCCAGTAGCTCCAGCACCTCCACCAATCTCTCCCCAACCAGTGTTCTTATAACCTTCAAATCTATTTTGTGTTGAGTTATATCTTAGCTGTCCTATAGCTGCTGGTGGTTGATTAGCTTGCCCAGGTTGTTGCGAGTCATTACCAACAGGGATCTTCAAGAACCCGTTTGAGTTCATGGTTACATCACCTGTCATCGTAGGTGTTGCTGCTACAACATGACCTAAATTATCTAAATTTATATTCCCTATGGTTTTAAATGTACCTGTGGCAGCATTACCGCTTCCAGAAACAGCAATACATATTTTTAATAAATTATTATTTGAATCTGAAGTATTTATATGAGCTTGGAATTGTGCTAAATTTCCTGCTCCTGTTGGATCACTAGATTGAGAACTAAAAGTTCGTAATGCTGTAAATATTGAATTTATTTTGGCACGAACCTGTGCTCCTGTTCCATTATCGGTATTATAATTATTGTCCGTTACGCTAGTGGTAGTTCCTGGTACTGCCATTCTCTAAAAGAAACATTGATCCTATTGTACTACCCTTTACCGAAACCGACAGCCGTATATGAGAAATTTTTACTAATAGAGTTATCAGAACTATTTTTAAAGTCTATTGTGAATCCAGTGCCACTTAAATTTGTAATAACAAAATAATCCCCAGAAGCTAAATTTTGTGCAGTTATATTTACTGAAGGTAAATTACTGTTTGCTCCTAATAAAGCTGCTGTTCCAGTAAAGAATCTATTGTCAAAAGTATATGCTGTTGGCCCTGCACTTTGCGTAATATTAGTTCTAATTTCCTGTCTTGCTTGGATTTTTGCTGTATATCCACATTCAAATACTCGAATATCTTGATCTGGATCATCACTTGTAAGAACTGCTCTAAATTGAAAACCTCTACCTGTAAATGTACCACTTGAAAATGGTTCAAAAGCTGTATAAGTAGGAGAACTGGCAGTTGGATCATCTTGTGTTCTCCGTACAAATAATTGAGCATCCACATTGTTAGCTTCTGTTCCATCAAAAGGATTTCTTTTATCTACATTTTTTATTGCATCAAACAATTCTGATGGATAAAAACCTTCTGTTTTAAAATGTCTTACTAAATCAAGGCTAAATACAGCACCTAAATCTAAAGTATCCTTAAAGTCATAACTACCAGAAGGAGCACTTCCACCTATATCATCTATTGAAGCAATAATAGGATCATCAAAAGACGATCCAATGCTAATTCCAATATCATCAAATAGCCCTACACCAGCTAAGTTAAGAGCATCCGTAGCTTCATCTACAGCAGTATTTATTTTTACACCTTGAAACTTAGGAACATCCTGATCTTCTCTTCTTGTTTGAACTAATAAATTAGTTGAAGTATCAGCAAGTTGCACTACTACACTTCCTTCTCCTACACTAAATCTACCTCCATCATCTTGAAACTTAAGAATATATTCTCCAGTAATTGCAGGAACTATGGCAGAAGTTGAGTTCCCAGGTACAGCTTCTATCAGGTCTACAGCATTTTCAAATGTACCCGTTCCATCAGTTCTTGAACTGTCATGTCTGATATAAACGAAACCACCATGAGTTACATCTAAATCTGTTGATTTATTCCAATTTAATCTAATTGATCCATTATCTCCTGGAATTTGTTCAACAGAAACTCCTGTGACATCTCCAGGAACAGCAGTTTTTCCAATAGTTGTAAAAGTATCACTGGCAGAAGTAGCACTAGCTTCTAATGCAGCATTAAGACTAAAAACAGATACTTCATACGCACCTACTTTTGTATTAAATATTTCCAAATCAGGACTACTTGTTGTTACCGAAACGATATTATTATCATTAAATCTATAATTGACCATGTAACTAGAGACACCAGTTACAGGTTGCCATCTAACAATTAATTTTGATACAGGTTGATTGTTTATAAGAACTATAACTTCATTTGCAGAAAGTCCACTTGGAGGAGGTTTTAAAAGATTTAATACTGATATTTGTTGTGGAGTAATAGTTTCTCCATCTTCAATAAAAGCATATTTTTCGTTTACATAAGCTAATGCAGAAATACCATAATTAATACCATCTTTTTCTTCAACAGACATAACTCTAAAAGGTTGAGATGATACTGTGTCGTTTTCAAGCATCCAAACACTATTAGAATTTGGAGCGACACTAAATGGGCTGGAAGAATCTACAGTGATAACTTTTCCTGATATTGAAACTACATTCTTTGTCTCAACAGTCCCATTCGGTAAAATTACACTTAATTTAGGATTATTCTGATCTGATAAATCAGTAGAACTAGAATCATCCACTGTTATTTGAGTGGTGGTAGCTGTATTAATTCTTCCTGCTCGTCTTACTCCTGATCTTGCAGGATCAGAAATACTAATTATTGAACCAGGTCTTACAACTACACCAGATTCCATTGATGTAGTAAAACTTACAACTTCTGTTTCTCTTTGCTCAGTAAAAAGAATTGCTTTTGCAAATCGTCTTGCTTGACCTCTACTTGTGCAACCTAATGCTTTAATTCTTTTTAAATGATGTCCATATTTATTTTTATAAGCTGCTTCTGCCTCTACTTCTTCAAAATCTAAATCTCTGGTATCCATATTAAAATATGAAACTGCTACAACTGTACTTCTAGTTTTTAAACTACTACCTGTATAACTAAAACCTTCTTCACCTACATTGGCTAATGTAAAAAGATAACTAGGATCTTTTGGACTATCTTGAGTAAGTTGTAATGCTCCTTCTGACCAAAAAGGAATACATCTCATTATTGATGACAATGTATTAATAACAGTAAAAGCTTCAACACTACGCTGAATATTAATATTACAAGCAAATCTAGCTTCTAAACCACCAAAACCATCATCAACAAGTTCATTAGAAAATTTACTGGCAGTTATAAAAGAAAATAAATCTAAATTACTATCAATAATATGATTACCTAATCCATATCTAGTATTAGTAAGTAAATCAAGAAGTATTAGAGCAGGACACGTTGTCCATTGAGCAGCACCCATAACACCGTTAAAAATATAACCGCTAGGATAAACAACTCTTCCAGTTTGTAGATCAACAGTAGGAGTACCCGATCCACTTGCTCCTGTGCCTGGTATTCTTACTTTTACACCTCTTATTCTAAATTTTCTAGCTGGGATGCGACTAAAAAATTCTGAATCTATTCTTAATCTTGTATAAGCACTGTTTGGGTATGTATTTGAATCATCTTCTAATTCTGAATAAGATTGCCAAATCAGATCCCTTTGATTTCTGTCTGTACTATCTCCAGATGTTTTAACAACACGTACATCTACTGGATGATTGCCAGATAGTGCTACTCTGTATTCTCTATTATAAGCATCTGCTGTTCTACCTCTTATCGTGTCAGATAAGACAGTTGTAAAACCACCTCCATCATATTGAAGTTGAATATTAAAACTTACTTGTGAACCTACAATATCACCATCATCTTCAATGATTTGCAAAAGAGGTACAGTGACAGTAACTTTTACTGCATCTAAATTACTATTGTTGGTTAGTTGTCTAGTAATAGGATTACCATTTTCAACTTTTACTCCTACATTAAAAACGGAGGAACTTCCTGAAACCCTAGACATTTTTGCTTGAGGGTCTGTTCCAAAACGTACATCAAAATCAATATTCTGATGATTAAATTCTGAACTTAATGGATCGGTTGAATCAGCAGTTGAACTTAAAATTGGTGTGTCATCTAAAAAAATATCTTTTTTAGCAGCATTTTTATAAGCAGTAGTACCTTTAGTTCTTCCTTCTTTTGAAGCTGTAGCAAAACCCTCTATTTCACCTTCAGAAATTAAATCAAGTAATGTAGCAAACTGTTTACTATGTAAATTATCAGGAGTAATACTTGGTGGGTCTTGGCCGCCACCTTTACCTCCACCTCCACCTGATCCTGAAATAAATGGATTTTTATCAATCATGCCTGTACCGCAACAGTATCAATATCACCACTTATTACAACTGAACCTGTAAATATTACACCATATACAATAGGAACTGGTGTACCAGCCCTAGCAGTATTTTGCGTTCCAGAAAAGTTAAAAGATATTTGTGGATTGTCTTCATTAGTTGGATCTTCTGTAGGGAATAACATATCACTGACTCCTTGAATCAATAAACCAGCACCAATCGCACTAATACCAGTACCAATAAGAGTTCCTATTCCCGTTCCAGCAACACCAGCACCTAATAAACCTGTAGTCCCAAATAATCCTGCACCTGGAAAGAAGAATGACGCTCCAATCAATAGTCCTCCCAATAAGAATTGATTAAAAGCATCTCCACCAGCACCACTTATAACAGGAATAATATGAATATCTTGTTGACCTATAGGAAAATTTATTTCATCTTTATTAATTTGATAATTGCCTATTTTCACCTGATAGTATTTAGGACTCATGTATTTTTCAACTTCTGGAAAATTATTCACTAAAAAACTAATAGCTTGAGGTAAGTTATGTACCTTAATTTCAAATTCTTTATGGCCTATAAAATTAGCCAGTTCTCCATATAATTTTAATTTACGCAACATAACGCAACCTCTTGCCTGTACATTTTAGTAACCACGGTGAATATGGTTCTTTACAACTAAGTCTACTAGATAAATGATGTAAGACATCTCCATCTATAAAAATAGCCACATGATTTAAACCAGCATCCATTATTGACATAAACAATAAATCTCCATTCTCAAGTTTCTCATTTGGTTCTAACTCTCTAAATCCAGTAGCTTCTGCACATTTTTCAAACATAGGATTTTTAATAAATTGTTCTGGAGTCGTTGGCCTTTGCCAATCTCTAAGCTCTATATTTTTTACTTCTTTATACCAATCTCTAACTAAAGCCCAACAATCAGTAACACCCCACACCCATTCTCTTCCTATAAGAGGAGCTTTATAACCTTTTGGCTCGCAATATCCCCATTGTTCTGTTTTGGGATTAACAATGTACCAGGGAAGATTGGTGCTTTCACAACACACAAGATCTGCCTGACTAGGCATTGGTGGTGTAACTGGATGACTATGAACAATAGCTGTTATTTCACCAAGTAAATCGGCTTTTATATAATCTTCTGGATCAAGAATGAAACATTGATGGGATATTTGAGAAAGATTATGACAAGGATAATATTTTTCTTTACCTTTAATATTTAATAAAAGACCAACTGATTCTTTTGGATCTTCAACCTTTGCGTGATTAAGAGCATTTGCTTTCCAATCATTCATGGAAGAAACGATCCTATCGAGGGAAAAAGTTCTTTTGTACAAACTCTTAAAGGAATACGAATATTAGCTAAATCAAAAGAAGCAGCTAACTCGAATTGAACAACTGCCCTATTCTCTGTTGATTTTCTATCAATTTTATAGATCTCTCTTGCATATTCTGCTGTAGGATCAGGAGTTCCATAAGGATTTGTACCTCCATCAAAATTTGCAGAATCTAAAAATCTTGCTAAAGTCCTTAATCGAGTTACAACAGCACCAGTTAAATCGTTTCCTGGTGTTACTGCATTTACATTCAATAAAATAGCTGTAATTAAATTAGTTGCATTACTAATAGTCAAAGTAGGACGAGGTAATTGTCCATTTGCATATTTAAACCCTTCAGCTTCTACAGGCACGGAAGTATAAGTATTCCCATTCCAAATGATTGAGCCATTAGCATTGTTAGATCCATATGATATTAAATTTACACCCGAATGAAATCTATATGTAGTTGCTGATCCATGTAAAGCTGCATCAGTTGTTAACTCAAACATCTCTATAACTGAACCAGGATTTATTGATTGAGTTTCAGATATGGGATATGCCATTAGGGTTCAAAAACTTGTATGAAAGTTACATTTATTCTGTTTCTATCAAAATCAAATATTTCTTTTGTAAAAGAAGGACATACCCATTTATAAGTAGTTGTTTCATCTGGAGGTGACCAATCAAAAGATGCACCATCAACTTTTCTTGCTTCTAAAAAAGTTTCTATGATAGTTGCGTCAGTACTATCAACATTAAAAACCAAGCTCCATTGTTTTGCTTTTTGATTTAAACCAAAAGTAAATCTTTGTTGATACCCATCACCAAACTGAACTGTTCTAGTGTTAGTAATATCAGTTTTATTTGCAGAAAAAACAGGGTTATAACTTGGAAAAGTAGCCATTATCTTAATAAACCTCCAGGTCTTTTTTGTTTTAATAATTCAGATTGTATTGCCACAGAAATAAGTCTGCCAAGTTCTTTACCTTGTTGTTCATTTCCTTGTACAGACGATCCAGAGGCATCTACATTAACACTGATATTAGTACTACCTCCTCCGAGTTTATCGTTAGGAATTACAGTACCAGTTCTTTTTGGAACGAATAGTTCTGGGCCTTTTTCTCCTACTATTGAAGGTTTACCAACAGGAGGTCTACCACCATCTGCAAAACCTAATATAGGTAAACCACCAAAACCAGGGATTTTAGACAGCATTGTATTAACACCAAGTTTTATAAGAGTAGAACTTAAATCATTTAATATTGATTTTGCAGCATCACCTAAAGACTTTGTACCTTGAATAGCAGCAGTTATATTATCAGTAACACCAGAAGCAATAGATTGACCAATTATTTCAAAATTAGATTTCAAATCTTTAGTAGATTCGTTTAACTTATCTGTTGCTTCAGCAGCTTCCGATAAGCTATCAACTTGACCATCTATAGCTTGTTTTGCTTTTACTAATTCTTCTAATCTAAGTTGGTCTTTATCAGTTAATTCCTCAGTGGCAGTAAGTTTTTGCCTTATTTTATCAATTTCTAACTGTAAATTATCTTTGGCTAGTTGACCTTCTTTTTCAATTCCAGCAATACTCTTTGCAAGTGCTGGATTTAATCCTTGTTTTCTCAACTCAGCAATTCTTTTTGTTTCTTCTGCTTCTGCTTTTAAAGAAATACCCAAAGCATCAAGTTTTTGAGTAAAAGTATCTGCTTCTATTGATGCATTTCTTCTAATTGCAAATATTTTTTCTTCTAAATTAATTTCCTTTAAAAGAGCCTTCCTTCTAAAGCCCTCTCCTCCTCTACTTTTCATTGATTCAGCAGCTTTTCTTCTATCTACTAGAGCCTGTGCTTCTGCATCTCCTCCTGCTGCAGCAGCTTTTACTGTATCCTTTGCTGCTCCAGCTTCTAATTTATCTTCAAGTCCAGTAATCCTAATAACAAAATTTGCAATCCCTGCTGTAAAGGCTTGAATCTTAGTTAAAGCAAGTGCAAATTGAGTATTTAATAATTGAGTAGATTCTCCGAATTTCTTAAGAGCTTCAACACCTTTTTCTCCTATCTGACCTGACATAACTTGCATAGCTGCATTAAACGCAGCAGTTTTACCTTGAGTCTCTTCAATTAACCTTATACGTTCACCTTCAGCAGTACCTTGTAATCCTAATGCTGTTTGAACAGCTTGTGTATCTTGAGCAAACTTACCAAGGGCCTTTCCTAGCTCACTGATAGCAGAAACAGCAGTTGTTATTTGTTGAAGGGCAGCAGTAGCAACAAGACCTCCTGCAAAACCACCCATCTGTCCACCCAATTTTGTTCCTATAAATCCACCAGCGAAACCAGTAGCAGCACCTAACGGGCCTTGTCCAAATAAAAGAGGAAATGCACCACTAATTAAACCGCTTTGTAATGCACCACTACCTCCTCCTCCAGTTTTTGATCCTCCTTTGCCAGTAGCTCCTCCAGCACCTTTTTTACCTCGTAAATTTTTCTGTCGTTGTAATTGATTAGCTATATCAGTTTCTACTTTTAAAATATCTTTTTTAATTTTTAAATCTTGTTGACTTGTTTTTACTAGATCTTTTCCAGCTTTTATCTTACTGCCACCTTTATTTATTGCAATTATAGATTTATTTATTCTGTCTACAGAGGCATTTATTTTATTTAACCCTGCTAATCCAGTAGTTTTTATATTTATCTGTGCCTGGTATACCACGGATTATAGTATTAAGATTACTTTATTCTATACTACTCGAAAAAATTATCTAGTTCTACGAATTTTTTGAAGTTCTTTTTCTTGTTCTTCATTAATTATTTGAAAATATGCACTCCAACCAATAAGTTCTTCTACTGTCATATTTCTTATTTCCACAAGACTTTTACCTAATTCTTTAGCCACACTAAATTGTAGCATCATAAAATTATCTCTTTTTAGTTGGGCAGCTAATTCTTTGGGTCAGGAATTTCCTCCTCTAAATTTATTACAGCAAGCATTAAGCTCTGTAAGTCACTATCTTTTACTTCGTTTTTTAATACATCAATCTCTCCTGCATTAAAAAGTTTTCTACCATTTTCATCTTGTGCTTTAGCAAGTAATAATTG